GTGTGGCATCTTCACGCCGTCAATGGCGATGTTGCCGGCGCCGTTGACGTACTGTCCCAGCGCGGTCATGTACTGTTCCAGCATGCCGCCGAGGCCCACCTGCCCGGCACCCATCGACTGAAAGACCAGATCGCTAGGCAGTTCCGATTCGATGGCGGCAGCGTAGGTCGCCTGCACCACCGCGTTCTGCAGGGTGATGTCGCCGAACTTCTTCGTCATGCGCATCTGCTTCAGCACGGACACCATGTCCGAGATCCCGCGATTCTGGCCAGGCTGCATCGGCTCCTTGATGTGGATAATCTGGCGCCGCCCCCACGGTGTTTTTGCCGGAATCAGTTTCCACGCTGGCAGTTCGCCGCTGAAGAAGTCGCCCGGAAAGCCGCTGCGAATCCAGTAGCCGGTCGGCGCGCCGCGATTATTCAGAACCACGCCACGGCTCAAATTCTGGTTGTCGGCCATGCCGTCCGGGTTCGACAGTCGGGTCGGCGACAGCATCTGAAAAGCAGTCCTGCAGGGCCGCAGCGGCTCGTTAATCCATTCGGCGCTTTCCAGCGATTCGCCGGTCATGACGAAGCCGCCGACCGACAGACGGATCATATCGGTGAACGTCATCTGACCACTCGCATCGAGCCAGCATTCCGTCGAATCGGCGAGCAGGTTGAACCGCGACTCGACGATCTTCGAGAACTCGATGGCCCAGTCTTCGGTGGCGCCGAGGGCTTCATAATCGGGCGTGGCGATCAGGCGGAACTGCGAGCCGACGATACTGTCGCGGTGCGTGTGGATCGCGCCGGTCATCAGGCCGTCGTTTTGCATGGCGTCGCGGCCACGGGCATCAGCCATTTCCTTGACGGCGTTGATCTGCGCGTCAGGCGACTGGATCGGCGGCGACCAGCGCAGCATTTCGGCGGTATTGCGCTGGGCGCCTTCGATGCCGCCGCCGATAGCGTGTTCTTGCAGTCCGGTACTTACGGCGACCGGTGCGCGCTTGCGTGAGGTAGCCATATCAGAAAATGAACGACACAGGACGACGGACTTCGACCGCGATGCCGCAGGCGCCGCACTCGGTCTGCAGCTGCAGCCGCAAGGCAGAAATGTACATGTTGAGTTTCCCACTCGATGCGGGCACGAACTCGACGCGCTCGCCGTTTTGGTCGACGACGACGCGCGCGGCCTGGCCGGTCATCAGGGCGTGATACTGGGATTGTGCGTCCTTCAGCTGATCCTGCAGCGCTGCGCACGCTTCGATTGATAATGTCATGGTGTACCCTTGTTGTTAGGCTAGTGACTTGGCCAAGTCGCCAAAATTGAAAGCCGATTTTACCCCATTGGCGAATGGCAATTCCTCGTCCGGCTCGCGCACGAAGTCGTTCACGTCCCATTCGCCGGCCCAGCTGGGCGGATTGTTCCAGTCGATTGCCTCCACGCGCACCATCGACGAGATCGCAAGACCAATGCAGTAGTAGCTCAAATCCCATGCCTCGTTTCGGCCGCTGGCGTGAATCCAGCCCTTCGGCGTGCGCGTCTCTGCACACAGTTCGCCGTAGTACCAATCCGGCAACCAGTCGGGCGTGCGGTACATGCCCTTGCCCGGTTCCAGGCAGTCCAGGCGCCCGTCCAGGTCGTCCTTCAGCATGTTCGAGTTGAAGAACAGCACGGGAATATCGCCGCGCGCCGCCGACTTCATATCCTTGCGCTGCGAGTCCGGGTGCCCGATGCGCGTGCGCGGCTGGCCAGGGACGTGATCGCCTTTGACGAGAATGAAACGGTGATGCAGGTTGCGGGCCTTCAGGCTGCGATAAAAGTTGTAGGCCATGCCGGTGACGCCGATCTTACCGCCCGAGTCGCAGCATGTCATCTTGATCGACATGAGGCGGCCGGATTCGTCGCCCAGCGGGTACTCCTTCAGCATCACATGTTCGATCAGTTCGTCCCAGTCTTCGAGGTAGGTGTGCGGCTTCACATACATGCGGTCGCCATCAGCGTCGACGCGCTGCGACTTCGACACGTCGAACCGATCCACCAGGAACATGTCGAACGGCGCGCCCGGCAAGATGGCGAAGACCTGTGCCACCCATTTGTTTTTTTGAACGTCGATCTGCGCGAGCAGGAATCGCGTGCCCAGCGGCACAGTGCGCACCAGATGCTCGGGCGTGCGCTCGGCCCGCGCCTTGATGCTTTCCGGCAGGCGAATGTCCTGTCCCGACTTGCTGTAATACGGTTCGCCCAGGTCATTGTTATAGAACTTTTTCAGCGACTCTTCGGTCTGCGTGCGCTCGTAATCGTCACACGCGTCGAGGTACATGTTGACGAGTTCTTTCCACTTGACGAATGCCGCCGCCACGCCGCGCAACCAGAACGACGCGATGCGGGTACGGATGGCGCGGCCGAAGCGTTTCCCCTTGGCGTCGATGGCCTGGCCGTCCTTCACCCACATGCCCCACAGGTTCATTTCATGGCGGTCATCTGGCAGGATTTTCTCGGCGCAGCGAGGGCACTCCATGTACACGCCCTCGGCCACTTCGAGGTTTGTTTTTTCCGGGTCGCGCACGTACTTCAGCATTTCAAAACGGCCTTCAAAATAGTGATCGCAGTGGGGGCACGGCCAGTACCATCTGCGGCGGTCGCCACGGTTGTACAGGCCGATGATGCCGGTGCATGGCGGCGCTTCGTGCGGCGTGCGCGCGATCCACTTCAGATCCGTCACCTCGCGCGACGGCGAGGACTCGGCCACGGTCATCGCGTTCGAGCCGAACGTGGTGGTGCGCTTCATCGCAAGGTCGAATGGCTCGCCGTCGCCGTCGATGTCGTCGGGCATGCGGTCGCGGTCGGTCAGCACTACGCGGCCGATTGGCTTACCTGCCAGTTCGGTCGGCGTCGGCCAGGACAACGACAGCATCATGCCGGTGGTGTACAGCTTGTCGAAAGTGTTGTCGTTGTCGGCGCCGGGCAGCAGCATTTCGCCGATCTTCGGTGAGTAGGAGTGGAGCCGGTCGATACGCCGCATCGAGAAGTCGCGCGCCGCCGTGTTGGTGGGGCAGACGACCATCATGTCCATCGGGTCGACCTTGATCGTGTACACCACCGTATTGATGACCAGGCCGTCCGTTTTAGCCGACTGCGCCGGGCCGACAAACACCATGCCGTTGAACTCCATCGCCGCGAACGTGTCCATCGGCTCAACCATGTACGGCGTCGTCGAGTTGAACCAGGGGCCGGTGTATGCGCCTGGCGAGTTCACGATGCGATAGTCCGCAGCTGCTTGCGACACGCTAATACGCTCGGGCGGGCGCAGCATTTCAGCGCACTTGACCATCAGCATTTCAAGGCTATTAGAGTTCATCTGCATCTTCCTCTTTTCGCAGTTCCGCGACCGTCTCGTCGACCTCGACGCGGATCGTTTCGCTAACTGGTTTTTCTGAAAATGCTTCGACCACGGATCGATACAATTCTTCCAGCATCGAGTCGCCCAGGCCGCGAATCAGCCGGCGCTGGACGTCCGACAATTCGGACTGACGATCCACCGAATCGGTCATCAATCGCACGCTCATTTTCACCATTTTCATCAACGTCCCGACAGCCTTGACGACGCGCGATGTCTGCCACAAGTCGCCCTCTTTGAGCAGGAATTCTTGCTTGCTGCGCTGGCCCGCCCAAAACTCTTTTGTCAGGAATTTCGGCAGATCGTTGTGGTGCATGCGCTTGATGTACGTCTCGATGTCGTAAATAGGCTTGACCAGGTGCGGCGCCGCGACCGAAATGTCCCATATGTCGACACCATTGCGCGTGCCGGTGGGCGGGCAGTTGTAAAGCTTCTCCTGCAGCACGCGATGATCCATTCTGAAGATCCGGCCAAGCTGGCCCATGTTGGCGCCCTCGTAAATAATTGCGCGGCTTTCTTCGTCAAATGCGTCGGTTCTTTTAGCCATTAATTCGCTCGTCGATTAGTTCTGTCAAGGCGCGGCGCGACAATCGGCCGATGTCCGTGACGTGGTTTTGATGATATTTCGGGAGTGGCCGCGCACCGGAACGGTACTTGGCATATGCGGGGTATGAGACGCCGAGTATTCGGCAGGCGAAGGTCGAGCCGAGGCCCAGCATGGCCTCGAACTCGATCAGCACCTTTGATGTTTCCATAATGACCCCACCTATCCATTGAACAGGTGGGATATTACACGACGCGCGGGACTAGCTGTACTGTTTCACAGTTCTTCGTAGCAGTCCGAGCCTGGCCCGCACGGGCCACCAATGTCACCGCATTGAGGGCAATGCGCGACGTCTTCCTGCGGGATTTCCGCGTCGTAGTCGGTCAGGATGCCGACCACTTCGTCCCAGCGCTCGGCCGGGATCTTCGTGGCGCCCTTCAGCAGCTTGCGCAGTTTCGTCCGCATCTTTTTCAGGATGACGAAAAGCTTATTCTGCGCATCCTCCTTGCCGGCCAGGGCGTTCACCACCACGCGGTCGAGCGTGCCCTGGCAGACCAGCAGGAACACGGTGACGCGGTGTTTCTGACCCTGCCGCGACAGGCGGCCGATGAACTGCTCGTACAGTTCGAGCGACCACGGAATGTCGAAGAAAACGATGATGTGCCCGCCCGCCTGCAGGTTCAGACCGTGCCCGCCAGATTGCGGGTGCATCATCAGCATCGGGATCTGGCCCTTTTGCCACTTCTTCACGCACTTGCCTTCTCGATCCATCAGTGTCGCCTGCGGGAATGCCGCTTTCAGCCGATCCTTCGACGCGCGGTGGTGGTAGGCCACCAAAATCGGCTTGCCCTGCGACTCTTCGACGATCTGCTTCAATTCGTCGATCTTGTGCGTATGGATGCTATGCACTTTCTTGATTTTCACATGATCGTCGTCGGGATCTTGACCTGGTAGCAGCAGCGTTTCGTACAGCACACCCGAGGCCATCTGCAGCAGTTTCGCCGACAGTGCCGCCGCCGTCTCGGCCATGATCGTGCTGCCGTCGTCCAGGGTGACAACCATGTCGCTTTCCAGCTTCAGGTACAGCTTCATCTGGTCTTCGGTCATGCGGACTACACGTTCGACGAATAGAGGCTTCTCGCGCGGCAGGTAGTCCTGCTCCTTCATCACCAGGCAAATATCGGTGATCTTGGCCAGAATGTCTTTTTCACCGTCAGGGCGCAGTTCCCATTTGCGCGTGTATCGATTCTCGGTCATGTAGCGTTTGCGGAAAATGCCGATGTCCCTTGACAGCCGCTTACCCTGATCGAGCAGATACAGTTGCGCCCAAAGGTGTTCGTACGTCTCGGCGGCCGGCGTCGCGGTCAGCAGGTGCATGCGCGTTATGAGGCCCGGATGGTCGCGCACGCGCTGCATGGCCAGGAATCGCGTGCTCTTGTGATCCTTGAATCCACTGGACTCGTCGATGATGACGGTGCGATATGGCCACTTGTCGCGGTAGTGGTCGGCCAGCCAGTCCACCCAGTCACGGCTGACAACATGCACAGAAGCGCTGCTGTGCGCTTTTTCGATGCGGATAGTCTCCCGCATAGCCGCCTCGGCCCGCGTGCCCGCCTTGCGCTGTTCAGACGGGTTCTCGCGGCATTCCTTAGCCCGGTATCGCGCCCGCGCGCCGGCTTCCCTGATACGCGGGTCGTTATCGTCGACGTGGATCACCGAGACGTTCAGGTGCGCCAGGTGGTTCCACTTGCGGAACTCGTCCGGCCAGGTCTGCGTGGCCACGCGCAGCGGGCCGATAATCAGCACCTTGTCGTCGTTCGCAAACTCGCCCAGCAGATCCGCGATCAGGGTGGCGCTGGTGACGGTCTTGCCGAGGCCCATGTCAATAAATAGCGCCGAGAACGGATTGGCCTTCAGGAAGTCCAGGCCCGTGAACTGGTACTGGTGCAGCATCTCGCGGTAAAACACCACATCGGCGTATTTCTCTTTCACGTATTCGAGAAAATCAAAAGTCATCGCAGCACCTCCATCGCATCAGCCACGTTATCGAACCAGTAGACTTCGGCGCCGTGCGCTTCCATGTTGGCCATGACGATGCGCTGCGTCGCGCGCGGCTTCTCGCCGAACTTCTTCACCTCGATAAAAACCACACGGCCGCGTCGAATGAAAATTCGGTCAGGCGCGCCGACGAGGCCCGGCGTGACGAACTTGTGCGCCCACCAGCCCCGCTTTTCAGCGTACGCCACGATGTCGGTTTCCTCGTGGATCTCGATGCGCGGCTTCAGCGGTTTATCCCAGTAATCAGATTTCATCTTGATCCTTTTCGATGTCGACATATCCGCGTTCTTCGCGGCAGGACTTGCACACGCGCGCGCCATCTTCCAACACTTTCACCTCTTCCCACGGCTCGCGCACCTTGGCCACGGCCCGGCCGCACAGCGCAATATCCGTCTGTCGATCGACAACGTGAATCGTCGACTGCTTCGGCAGATGCGCGTACATAAATCCCATCTGCTGCCCGAGTTTCGGGTTCACGATATTGCCCAGGCCGATGTCGTCCAAGCGCGCGTAGGCCTCGCGGATATACCAGCGATAGTCGATGTCGTCGGGGAACTCGTCCGGCAAGATCATGCATGGTTTTGCGCCCGTCGTGCCGGCCACGCGCGCGCCGCTGCCGATGCGCGAGATAAAGCCGCGCTCGCCCTCGGCGTGATACCAGCGCGCCATCTTGCCGATATACTCGCCGTCCTTTTCGGCGCCAGGCTTTGCCACCTGTTTCACGCCGATGAATTGCGTGATGTCGGCGCAGCGCCTAATCGTCTCTTCGATGTCGTCGCCGTGCATGAGGTAGTTGACCACGGCGGTCGAGCAAATATCGAACGTGGGATCGTGCTTGGCCTGCAGGCCGGCCGGCGCGAACAGGCCTTTGCGTTTGATCTCGGCGTCCGGGTTCGTCTTGTAGTCGGTCGGCAGTGCGATGTAGCTGTTCACGTCGCGCGAATAAACGCCGTGGTAGCCGACCGCCTCGGTGACGAATGAAGTGGCAAGTTCCCAGTCGAAAATGATGACGCGGAATTCCTGATAGCGATCCTTCGGGATCACCGTGACGATGCCGTCCGTGTTGGCCGAAATGACGTTGAACTGCTTCAGCGTCAATTCCTCGATCAGCATCAGCAGCGACAGCTGACCTGTGATCGTCGTCGAGATCATCAGCTTCGGGGCGTAGACCACCGCGTACGGCGAGCCGGTATTTCCGAATGTGCCGTTGTTCACAATCTTGAAAACGTCGGAGCGTTTTTTGTACTTCAGCGACTCGCCGGCCTGGCCCAGCTTCTTCAGCTTTTTCGCCTTGTCCTTGTAGACGTCGCGCAGTTCGACGAACTTCTTGAACACGCCCAGGAAGTTCTTGCCCAGCGCCTCGGGCACATAGCCGCAGGCCAGCATCAGGCGCGGATAGTAGGCGCGCACGTCGCGGTCTTCGATGATCGTGTCGTCGTCGGCGATATAGGAGCGCCGCTTTTCTTTCGAGTGCAGGCCGCCGATACCAATCTTGTAGTCGGTGAAGCCGATGCGCAGCTTCAGCGCCTTGATGCTTTCCGGCAGGCGCACGACGCCGTAATTCTTTTTGTCCCGTTCGTCGTCGGCGCGCACCACGAAGTCGGCGGCCAGGATCACGGCCAGGACATCCTGCATTTTCTTCGTCTGGAACTGAATAAATTTTGGCGGCTCATAGCGGAACGTGAAGGACTTCACCAGCGGCTTTTCGACCCTGCGTTTCGTGATGCGTTCGACCTCGGACGCGATCAGTTTTTTTGCAATCTGCGCATCGCTGTTCGAGCGCACGTCGATGCCGTATTCCTGCGAGATCTCGTTCCGAATCAGCACCTCTTCGCGCAATCCCCTGGCCAGTTCAGCGGTCGTTTCCAGGTCGTTGCCGAGGTACTTGCGCATCAGCGGCCGGCGCGCGACGCCGACGTTCTCTGACGGGTCGATAGGGAGTTCCTGCAGCCACTTCATGTTCATGCGGGCACCGTACTTCTTCAGGGACAGCTTGACGCCTGGCGCCACGTCCATCAGGTCGATGTGATCGAGGTATGCCGGCAGTTCCGGCAGCTTGTAATGCTCGAAGAATTTCCATGAGCGCATCTGATCGACGATGATGCGGTCGCTGGCTTCCTTCAGGGTGGCATTGCTCGCGCCGGACATGGCCAGTGCGATCATCAGCATGTCGTAGCCGTTGCCGTTGAACGTATAAATGCGGAACTTTTGCAGGATATTGCGGATGCGTACGCGGTCGAGTTCCAGCCCGTCGTATTTTTCGATAATGACCTTTTTGTTCGTGGCCAGGTTCATGAAACCAATGCTCCAATAATCGCGGTAGCATTCCGTATCGTTCGCGGCCTCGGGCTTCACTTCGAGATAATTTCGTGCCATGTGATCCTCGTAAAAATGAAAATGGCCCCACAGTTTTAAAGCTGCAGGGCCAAGCGGTATTACACGATATTACAGTTCGTCATCATCGTCGTTGCTGCTGCCCGAACCACCAGCACCCGGCAAATCGTCCCAGGCGTCGGCGTCGTCAATCCGGCCTTCACCGAACGACGTACCGTCGTCTTTGGCGAATACCACGGCCACCAGGCCGGCATTCACGCGCTTGCCGAAACCCTTGCCCGTTTTCTGACCGTCCTGATACCAGGGGCGAATCAGAATGTGGCAGATACAACCGCCGAAAATCAGTTCTTCGATTGTCTCTTTGTCCTGGACTGGATCGAGCAAATGGCCCTTCGCGTCACGCACAGCTGGGCGGCGGCCTTCACGCGCCGATACCGTCCAGTGCCCTTCATACTCGGCACGATCCTGATCGTCGCCGTTGCGCAGGAACTTCTTGTCGGTCGACACTTTCGCGTCGTCGGCATCCTTCAACAGCTGGTCGATGCAGCTTTTGACCAGATCTTTCGCTTCGACGTGCGTCTCCTTCGGCAGCATGCCGACGATGCCGTACTTCGGCTCGCCGGCCTTGCCGTTGTCGTCCTTGCCGGCGTATGGCGCCGCCAGATGGGGGAACGAAACGCGAACGTTGTCCAGGCGGATCGTACCGTTCGTGTAGAGGGTTGCGTTTTTGACGCGTTTTTTGATTTCAAGTGCGGCCATGATTTATTTCCTTTTCGGGGATTAAGGGATTAAAGGTCTTCCTGCATTTCAATAATATCGCTGAAGGCATCGGCGCTCACGTCTTCCAGGCTGGCCCGGCTATCCTTCACGGATGCCAGTGTTGCTTTGCCTGGCGGCTTGATCGCCATGTCTTTCAGCAGGTCGGGTAGTTCTTTCGACGTGTACCCTGCCTTGCGCAGCAACTCTTCAGCCTGCGCCGGCGATACCGTTTTTTTCTCCACCACTTCGTTCGGGTTGCAACCAAGTTCTATGAGCCGCGCTGCAGCTTTTTTCTTGTCACGGAAAACCCGATTCGATCTGCTTTCGACCAGCTTCCAGCGCTTCAATTTCGCGCCGTCCGCTGCACGTCGAGATAGCTCCACCTTGACCTGTTCCCAAAACCGTTCGACACCGCCGCGCCATGCGTACAGCTTGTCCAGTTCCTCGGTCGTCAGCGTGGCCGCGTCAATCGTATCGAGCGTGTCGCCGGACGACATCAGGCGGTCACGAAATTCGCGCATTCCCTGCGCGCCAATCGTGTCACCGATGTCATCGAACGCCCCACCCGAGCAATCAACGATGACCTTTGCATACGCGGCACAAGTGCCCCGCACGCGGCACCACTGACAAGCATCTTCGCTTGGCGTACGTGGTGCGTTTTGAACCCATGCCGCGAAGGCCCGCTTCTTCACATATTCCGCAAATTCCAGCAGGTACTCGCGCGACACGATCCATGTGTCCATGTTGTCGCGGCGCGGTTGCGCGATCCTGATCTCGATTTCCTGAAAATCGTAGAACCAATCCCAGGCGTAGAAAAAGCCGAGTGCATAAAGCAGCGCCTGGCTGTTGTCCTTCGCATAAACGTGTACACCCTTGCCCATCTTCAGGTCGGTGATGACCATGCGCCCAAAAGTGCAGGCTGCGTGATCGGCGGTGCCGCCCTGGTTC